AGTTTCACTTCGGTAGCAGTTGCGCCTGAACCAGCGGTGAAGTCAATCGCCACTGATGGGCGAGTGTTGTTCAAAAAGTAGCCAAGTTCTGTGTCTGATTCAAAGATCAAAGTCAACGCACCACCAACAGTCACAGGGCCAGCGAACAACTGGTATGGGGCTTGGTTTCCGTCAATAGTAAAGATTGGGGTTACGGTGCGGGTGATTGAGCAGTTACCGTCAGCCAACAAGGTGCTTGTCGAACCGTTCAAAGTCACTGCACCAGTCCACGCTGGAACAGGGGTTACAGCACTAAATGATGGGGTTGGGTTTGTGGCGGTTGCTGAAACATATGCCATCGCTTTTGTGGTGTAAGTCAACAAAGCATCAGCAGAGAACTTGAAGTCAATAGAGGTGAACTGTGCGCCAGCAAATTGACGGGTTGAGGATGAACCCAACGAGTAATAGTCAGACAGTGTGAATGTTGGTGGTTGACCGTTTGAAGCCTGCGAGTTCAACACGTTGATCGCATGGGTGTATGGTGCGGATGCGCCACTGGTTGCAACTTCACCAAGAACACCAGCAAGCATATAACCGATGGTGTCAGGGAAAACATCGCCAGCGAACTCAAACTCTGAGTGCTTATTACCTTGAATGACATCGTACTCATCAACCATTGAGCCACGCATACCCTTGTCATCAAGGTAGGTGATAACGTCAACAGGGGTAATCGAAGTGAACGGAATGAAGTCCGTTGCAGCTACAGCGGTTGGGGCAGAACCCGGCGTTGGACGAGTTTCCTTTGCGATACCTAGATAAGACCTACTGCGTGGTAAAGCCATGACCCATTACTCCTTTGTATCAACCGAATCAACGGTGGTTTTCTTTGACGATTTAGAGACAGCCTCAAACTCTGGCGCATCAAAATCTTCGGGAACTTCAATTACATCACCTGGGGCAACAGTAAGACCAAGGGACGGATAGTACCGAACCTCGTTGATGTTTGCTTTCACTTGTGCCACTAGGTACTCCTACGCTGTTAGAAACTCTGACACCACAAACCTGACAGCACCCCATATTTCGGTTGCCCCGTCGTTCAACACTCTGGGTTCACCATAGATGCCGTCAAGTTGTTCCTCGCCAGCCTCAAAAATTACAGGGTAATCGTTGAGTGTTCTGTCGGCTCGCAACTTGGCTTTGATGTTGTCAATGACTGTATCAAAAAAGTCCATAGCGTTTTCTGAGTGTTGCTCAACAGAGTGGCTGAAAACCTGCATTTCGACTGTGTAATGCACCCACTTTTTACCGCTAGTAGCACCACCAATAGAGCGACGTTCTTCTGTTTCGCTGTCAATATAGATCACACCTACAGCACCAGATTTAGTTCCGGCGGGTTGACCTTTACGGAAATCTGTTCCAGCAATACGTTTAGGGTGCGAAGTAAAAACAACGTTCAGACCGTCAATAGTGCCTGGGGTGAAATAGGCTGCACAAGCAGCGCGAACAACTTGCCTGCTCATCGGATTCGACGATATGGGGTGAGGATATCTTTGGCGTAGTTCAGGTCAGCGACCTGTGCAGGGTTCGTAGAGTTCATGCTTGTTGGGGTGAGTTGTTGCATGACGATTGCTGGAGTGCCACGGGATTTCAAGATCGCTGAGGTCACATAGATAGCGGCCTGTTTGACTGCTGGTGGCAACGCCGAAACCGAAACACCCGCAGTATGGGTGTTCACTAAGGCTGAAGCCAAAGTGACCGCCCCTGCACCCGTAGTAGGGGTATAAGTTGACGCAACCTTCAGCAACTCGGTTTTGTCAGCATCATAGATTTGGAACTGTTGACCAGCCAAGAACCCTGTACGGTCAGCAACCGTGATCGAGGTAGCTGCCGCAGTGTTTGTTCCCGATAGAACAGTGTTCGCATAACCGTTTGTGTAGGTCATGGTTACGAACTGTTCAGAGTTGTAACGGAAGTTGCCGGATAACCCTAAAGCCCCCACAAACGACCCTGTAATGCCCTGTACGGGGACTACAACGGCTTGTGGCTCAATCCAGCAGGTAGTTACATCCACAGTGGACATATTGTTTGGGTCGCTACCGTACGACAATGATTGAACTTCTGTAACAGGCCAGTAACGCGGATGAACCTTCAAGAACCCGTCACGGGAAACACGCGCCCTAAAGGATTCGGTGTCCGTAGTCGAAGCCAACACCTGTCCGCAATAAGCGTCAATCCAAGATGATGCGCGGGTAATAACGTTCAATAATTCTTGATCGTTTACAGCACTAGAACCGCCACCAACAAGGTCGTCAACATCAACGGCGGTAGGGGCTTGCTTGAACTCGGCAACAGTCAAATAAGGTGTGCCGAACAGCGGGGAGATCGTCGTAATTTCTTGGGTCATCGCCCCACCATTCTATCTATTTGCCTTTGGTCATACTTTCGCTTCCACATTTACCACACTTTTTGAAATAACCGTGAAAGCCACAATCATCACAAACCCAACCCTTTGCTTTAGCAAAACCGCCAGCATTAGGTTCAAACCATCCTTCACGCTTCAAAGCTGCTGCATGATGATCGTCAACGTGCATAGTGCCGTCTTTTTGTTGACGGTAAACAACATTCCCGATCTGGCCTTCAACTACTGCTCTATCTGGTGCAACTAATCGTTTCATAAAACTTCCATCTCTAAATGCCGTTGAGGGCAGACACAGTTCGCACTGTGCCTACCCTCGCTGACAATGGTTTTGCTACTTACGCAGCGGTGATACCAGTAACCGAACCCGACCATGCAGTCGCGTACGATACGAACGTTCCATACCACCAAGACGATGCTTGGTACTGGAAGTCCACAACTGGCCACTGGTACATACTGAAGTCCTGTACGTTGACAACCGACCAGCAGTTGCTTACTTGTGAATCAGGAATTGGAAGTGTGTACGACAGGATTGCGGTGTTGCCCTGTGGCATCCAAGGATGCACAGTCATTGGCACAACCTTGCCAGTTACTTCGTTCTGGATTGCCGTGATAACCGAACCGATGACTGCGTTGCCAACTTCGTCTTGCTGAATCTGCAAACGGTAGTTGGTGCTGCTGCTGTTCTTCAACAGTTCTGACAACTGCTTACGGTCTGAACCGTTGAACAAGATTTCATCTGGGTCAGCCTTGACGTTGTTGTACATCGTGGCGAACGCGGTCTGGAACTCTGCACCTGGGGAAACTGCGTTGAAGGTGCTGTTGAGAACCTTCTTGTATCCGCTGTCTGCGCCAGTTACATAAGCCATGATTCCGTCGTAGCCGTTGGTGTATGCCGAGGTGTCTGAACCAACACTTGATGCAGCTACACCGCTTGATGCGAGTGTTCCCTGAATCGTGTAAGTGTTATTTGAGGTACGACCCTGATACCAGCAAGCCGATGATGCAACTGCTGCTGCACCGTGACCAACATAAACGCGGTAGCCGAGTGCGCCAGCAACAGCAGGGATGGTTACATCCACTACTTGTCCTGAAGTCAATGCGGATGCCGAGGTTACAAGGCTGGAGATAACTGACTGACCGAAGTCACCAGCATCAGCAGTAACGATGACCGTCAACTTGTCGGTAAGACCAAGTGCGGTTTCGCCTGTTGCTGCGGTACGGGCAGTGAGGGTAGTTGTTCCAGGTGCTGCGAGTGCGCCGGAGAAGTATGACGAGTTTGCGCCACGACCCATGAGCAACATTCTTTCTTCCATCAACATCGAGGAGTAGAGAAGGCTTTGTGCTGACAATGCACGAATGTCTTGGAAGCCTGCACCACCAAATTGTGCTGCGAACGAAACGCTGTCCGACAGACCAAACTGGTTGTAAGGAACTACCTTGTCATCACCAGAGTAAGCAATTTTGCTTCCACGGTTGAGGTACAAAGCGTTACTTGCGCCTGCTGGTGCAAAGTTGTTTTGGGTGGTTTCAGCAAGACCTGGGTGAATTGAACCAAGACCGCCAGTTCCCGAACCCGTGATACCAGTGATGCGCTTGAAACGACGGCTAGTGCCTTGTCCTTTTTCGCGTGGCAACTTGTTACGGAGTGGGGTTGGGCGTGGTGCGAGGTACTTCGCTGGTGCTTCCAAGTCGAAAGGTACAAGACCTGTTGTGATTGGGCTACCAGTTGTGAATCCGTCACCAACGGTGATGTCTTTCATGATTTCTCGTGACGACATGATTTGCTGCTGCAAGGATGCAACTGCTTCCGCGCCAAGGCTCTTTACGAGTGCTGGATTGGATGCAAGTTCTGCCATCTGTGAGATAGCACCTGCGGCTGGATTTGAGTTCAAAGCAGCGGCACGTTCGCCGGCTTCAAACGACTTGTTGAGTGCCTGATTGAAAGCCTCTTGCTTGATAGCAAGTTCTTTCGGGTCACTCGTTCCGAATAGTTCGGAAGGATTTACTGCTGACATGATTTTTCCTTAGTTTTAGAGGGTTGGTTGAGTTTCTATTTCCGCTGCAAGCATCAAATAGCCTTGCGCGAGAACAGGGTCAGTTGCGCAAGCTGCTTTGCCACGATATTCCTGTGCTTTTAGTTCGTTTTCGCTAACTGTTGTAACTGTTTTCTGGGCGACTACTCGCACAGGTCCACGGCTTGCTGATTTCTCAACCTTTGACATTCGCTCAGTAACTTCTGCTACTGACTTTGCTATGTCCTCTGTTGGTGCTTTTACAAGTCCTGTTTCATAAGAAGATAGCAAAGCGTTCAACGTCTTTTTTATCTCCTTCAAATCTTTTCGCATAGATTTGAGTTGTTTCTTTTTGGACTTCTTTTTGTTCTCTGTGATCTCATTTGTATCTTCAGGAACAGTGGTTGATTCAGTGGTTTCTTCAACGGTTGATTCGTTGGCTTTACCGGCAACACCAGCAACACCACCTACACGGGATGATTCCTCACCAATTTCTTGTGATGATTCTTCGCCTACAGCCTGTGATGATTCTTCTGCGGCTTTACCGCCAAGACCGTCACAGTATTTGCACATCTTGTCATCCATGCCCATTGGTTTGCCACATTTGTCACACATTTTGTCTGCGGCTTTACCGTCAAGACCTTCACAGTTTTTGCAAACCTGGTCATCTGCGGCCATTGTCATTCCGCACTTGTCACACATTTTTTCGTCCATGTCATCTGCCTTTGCTTCAATGAGTTCTTCTACTTGTTTTATTTCGCCGTCAACCGATTTAGCAAGCGACAACAAACAAGTTGGGTTTGCGGGACGGTCAACAAGTGAAACTTCTACGATTGTTCCGTCAACAATTCGACCGCCATCGGCCTTGTTGTCCCGAATTACACGCGGGGCGCGGATACCAATACTGAAACCTTTTAGTACACCTGATTCAACTTTTTTGACGCTAGATGGGTCAACTACACGGGCTGTGATGATGTGCTGTGAGCCTTCAGCCTTGTACTCTGTGGCTACTCCTGCGGCGATATTGGAGTGCTGTTCGCGGATGTTGCCCCAACGAAACCATTCTGGCATCGCTTTGGAAAGCCATGCAGGGTCACAAATTTGTTGATCTACGTCAAGTGAATCATCGGTTGCGATACCTGTTACGAGTAATGAACCGTCAACTTGTTTTTCTTGTTTGACAATGCGGGCAAATACTGAGGCATTATTCATGTTATTTTTCACCAATCAATATCGTCTAGTACGCACATATAAACAGGTGCGGTTGTGGTTGCTACTACAGCGTAAAGGGTTGAACCGAACGGCACAGTAATTTCGTAGTGGTCGGTGTTGTTAGGTAAACGGAATCCAATGTCGGTAGTGGTTACTCCAGGGCCGCCGAAATGAACATCTTTTCCGCTTCCAACAGTTGAAATAATAATTTTGCTACCCGCAGGGTCTTGGCCTTTCCACAAAATAGTTGGAGTAGTTCCTACCGTCACGGTGTAATTTTTTATTGCCATTTACAAATCCTGTTCCTTTAGATACCACGCTAAGGCTTCATCAGCACCAAGAAGCCATAAAGCTGCCAAACGGTGATGACCGTCATAGATTAGCCTTTTTCCTTCCTTATTTTTGATGACATTAGGGTAAGCGTTTTTTCCCTCATGTGTTTCGCCTGGGTGTTCAATATGCCATTTGATGTTTTTCTTTTTTACATACTCTTGTGTGGCATACAACTTGTCAATCGAGACAGCACGAAGTTTTGAGTTAGCCCATTCATCATGGTCAATGTCTGGTCGTTCTTTGATTTTCCATGGAACTTCAATCAACCCATCCTTTTCAGGTAGTTCATCTAGTTTCTCTAGGGCGCGGTCAATACGTTTACGGTGAGCCTTCATAATGTCTGCGGAATCCATGAACTTGCCTGTCTGTTTGTTGTTTTTAGAATCAGATTCCATGCGTTTAGTAATTTTTCTTGACCACTTTTGACCAGCATCACCACCCCACAAAGCCCAAGCAATCCTTCCAGCAGAAGGGAAACCCTCATCAGATGGGTAAAAACCTTTGCCTTTTTTATCCACTTCATGTCGAGAGAAGAACGAGTGCATCCGTTTCACCGTGTCCAGTGGAAGGTTGGCATCGTTGATTATGTCTCTTGCCCTAGCAACACCTACTTCTGTGCCACCACGGTTGAACTCTTTACGCCACGCCAAACCTTTTTTGGCTTCTGCTTTCATCCCTGCTGTTGGCTTGAATCCTTCAGCCTTCACAATGTCTGCGGTATCTGCTAGTTCAATTCCCATAGACGAACTATAGAACGCTGCTGGAATCAGTTGACAGCCACAGTTCGGGTGATCGGGCCATTCTGGGGCATCATTCAGATCGTATGGGCTTCCGGCTTCAAGGTCGGCACATTCTTCGCAAACAAAAGCGTCACCAGAGGTTTGCCAATCAACCTGTTCAACAAAGTTAGCTGCATAGTTATCTTTTGTGGCGGCAGCGTTAGCGCGAGCCATCTCCGTATGGGCGATCAGTTGAGCGCGAACAGGGTCGCCAACAATGTCCCGAATCAATCTGGCTGCCTCAGCAGAACCTAAACCTTGTTCCATAGCGTCAGCGAGAATCTCTGAAATGCGATCAAGTTGGGTGTCCTCAATGCCTTTGATGGTGATTCTGGCTTTAGCCAATAGTTCACGCATACCTGCACCCATACCATCGGTAAGCAGATAGGCAGCAGCAGCAGGGTTGCCTGGAATCCACATACCCCAATCAATATCGTCATCAGGGTTATCTAACGATTTTCCGGCTTTACGCGACCTAGCGATCAGCACTGATGACGCTACTTTGCCCATCCAACCTGCCTCGACATACAGGTCTTTGAGGAGTTGTTCTCCGCGTGACCCAAATGGGCGAACATTACGTTCGTTCAACCATTG